GTAATTAATTCGTTTCTTTTTGTGTCAATATTAACTTCAGCACCTTTTACAAATCCGAGTATTGCAAAGTCAATAATTCCTATTCTTGTTTTTGCACCACTTCCTATTTCTTGATCTTCTCTTGATTCTTCTGATGTTTGAACAATTACTGCTGGATATTGTTTGTCTGATAATTCGTCTAATTGAAAAGGTTGTCTTGTAGCTTTCTTAATTGTTGGGCTACTTATACCTGATATTGTGGATAAAAGGTTTGATGCAATATTTTCTCGAACACTCATAATTTAAACTTCATTAATTCTTTTTCAACAAATCTGTTGAATTGCTTACTTATAATCTTTTCTGTTCTATCATTAAAGCCAAAAAATTCTCTTTTTGGCTCGTTTAAAACTTGATTAAATAATGCTCTTTGTCTCATTTGTGCATTAGAAAAACCAACAGATATTTTGCCTTTACCTGTTTTTCTTATTGTTCTTCCTGATGGTGTTAAAGCACCCAACATTCTTCCTGAATAAAATAAATCTACTTTTATTGGTTTTCCCTCTCTTTGTAATTGTTTTCTATAAGACTCAGAATATGGTGCAAATGGTACATCCCTAAAATCAATACCTTTAGCTGTCTTTGTTCTAATTATATCTAATAAATGAAAACCAGCTTGTAATAAACCTTTATCAAATATTTTAGGAAATTTACTTTGTAGTCTGCTGTATCTTTTGGATATTTGTTTTGTATTTGTTTTGATCTTTATGTCTAAAGCCATTATCTAGTCAATCTTCTAAAACCATGTAAAGGCTCTCTTTCTGCAACTTGGATAGTGCCATCTCCTGTTTCATCGTACTCAACACCATCCTCTAATATTGTTCTCCATTCTTTGTTATATTCTGACATATAGAACTCGCCCATTCTTTCAAATCTATCTTTTTCTGTTTCAGGTCTAAATTTTGTTAATGCTGGGCAAAGGAATCTACCAAGAAATAAATAAACACCAGCCCTTTCAAATTGATCTAAATTAACTTTAGTATCAACCATCTCAGCAGTATTTAGAATAGTAATATCTGTAAAAATATTGGCTTTGTAGGTTTGCCACCATTCGACTCTTAGCTGTCTTAAAATATCGTTAGTTGTTTGTGCAAAGAAATTAACTGCTTCTGTATCAGTTGATGCAATACCAAAACCAAAAGCATCAGGTTGATATTTAGTTACATCACTTGCAGTAATAACATTTGCACCTGTATAATTAGCCATAGTATTTTCCTACGAACCAATTAATAAACTTCTTAATTTTTTTTCTTAGTTTTCTTAACATTTTTTTTTCTCTTTGGTTTAAGTTGTACTATTTTATCAGAAATATCTTTTGCTGTCGCTTTTTTAATTTCTTTTTTAACTTCTCCAACAGGAACAAAACCTCTCATTTTAAAATGTTTTATATTAGCTTCGTATTGGTCTTTTGCTCTTGTTATAGTTTTCTTACCATTTGTTAATCTAATATTCATAAGTTCTCCTAGTTAGTATCAGGGGGATTGCTCCCCCTGACAAAAACGATTATTGGATAGATGAATCTACATTCAATTCTACACCATAAGTGTCGTTTAGTTCTCCTGTACCATATACAGCAGTTGCTACAATCTCGTCTGCTCTTAGAGACGCATCTCTTTGAGTTTCGATTTTTAGGTCTTGCATCATAGCCAATGCTAACGCATCTCTATGGAATACTGCACCTTTGTAGTCTCCTGTTGTACCCGGATTATTTCCTGAGTTGTCAGCAATATTTGAAGTTTCAAATATTGGAACACCAGCAACATTACCAACAAAACCTGTTCTTAAAGCTTCGTTTGATAATTCTGTGTCTCTACCAACAAATGTGTTTGTTAAACCACTTTTTAGGTCAAACGCATTTAAAGGATGAAAGACACCAGCTAGGTCTGACATTGGAACTGCATTTTTTCTAAGTGTTGCTACTGCTTGAAATACATTAGATGCACTTAATACTGCTGTTCCATCATTAACTTCTTGTGAGAAACCATCAAATAACGCAGTTAAATCTGTGTCGATTTTTTTAGCGATTGCTTCTCCAAATAATCTACCAATATCTCCAGCAACATTTCTTGGTGCTGAGTTTCTTGCTAAATCTGTTAAAGTTGTCATTATACCAACTTCACTTGCTGTAATAGTTACAGAAGATGGGTTGATAGCTGTGTTAGATAAGTCAGAAGCTTCTGATACTGCACTAGCACTTACACTAGAATATATCGGCACTTCTACACTTTTTCCACCACCTGTTATAGCATAGTTTCGTACAAGAGGTCTCATTGTTGATTGCTCTGATGCTACGAATAATGCTTCTGCAACAATCTCAGTATATAGTTCCGAGAGTGTTGACGATGTGCTTTCGTTTGCCATTGTTTGTTTTCCTTATTATTTATTTGTTAAATTTATCTGAACAGGAGCAGAGTCTCTTTGTTTGCGATATTCTGCATACTTCTTACGATCTTCTGCTTTGCTCATATCTAAGTCGCTGATATTGAAAGGTTTGACAGCTTTTCCCTCAACACTATTCAGGCTACCTGAACCTGACAATGACCCTTTTCGGAAGTGTGGGTTAGCATCTAAAAACTCTTTAACTCTATCTTCTATTGTTAAAAGTTCGCCTTTTGAGTTATAACGAATATTCTTATTGTTATCAAGTATTTCTACTCTACCATCATCATTATAATTAACTTCACTTTTTAGCAAAGATACTACTTGGTCAGGAGCAATAGCATTATTTTTAGAAGCAAGTGCTAATATAGAATTATCTACATTAATTGTTTTTACTTTAGACTTCCAATCAGCTAACTCTTTGTCTTTCTCAGCTATTCTTTGCTTCATAAGATTTTCAAGATCAGCTTTAGTCTTTGCTTCCTGTATTTGTTTTTCTTTTGCTATTTCTTCTTCTTTCTTTTTAGCTTCATCTAACATTCTTTGATGTTTAGACTTCTCAGCTTCTAATCTTTGCTTGACAATTCTATCTACATCTTCTTGATTAAATGTTGGTGTTGGTTTCTCGTCAGTTTGAGTTTGTTTAACTTCAGCTTCCTGAACATCATTTTTCGGTTGATTAACCTGTGTGTCTTCTGACATTTTTTCTCCTATTCAATTATTAAATTTCCATCTTGGTCGTACCAATCTGGATTGACAAATGACCATTGATGACGACAATTATATCCTCCTCTAACGATAAATGGATCTCCTGGTTTTTTACCTTTCCAATTTCTTCGCCAAAGTTTCCTGACCTCATCAATAGTAAAAAGTCCACCATTTCTTTTATCATATGCTCCAGATCTTACAAGCCTACAGAAATCTCTAGTTGTTGGTATATTACTTCCTTGATAAACTACATGAGTTAATCCAGCATCATTTGATTTAGCTAAATTAAGGGTTGCATCAAATTCTCTTAAAGAATCATTTAATATCTGTCCAGCATACCTTTTCATGTTCTCGCCAGCTCTATCTCTTGCAAATTTTGATTGTAATGTCTGAATATTTTTATCTAATTTATTCTTTAATGCTTTGCCTTGTACTGTTCTTTTATCTAATTTTCTTAATCTTACTTCATCTCTTTTGATAGATTTTACTAATTCGTTTACTTCTGAATCTTTAGCAGATGCATATATTCCGTTTATAGTTCTTCTTAATTCTTCTTCAAGTTCTACAGGATCACTTCCTATCAAAGTATATTGATAAATTTTTTCTGATAATCTTCTTGTAAATGTATTAGATACATCTTTGAATTGAGTATAAGTTTGTCTTTTTAAATTTTGTATCAATGTTAAATCAGATTCAGTGAGCTGTTGAAATCTTAAAGGTATATTACCTACTTCTCTAAATGCTCTTTCTATTCTTTTAGCTTGTTTATTAAATCCATCTCTTACTACAGTATCAGACCATCTTAAATATTCTTTTTCTAAAGTTTGTCTTATTAAAGGTTGTACTGCAATAGCTGATCTTAAATTAAATAATTTGAAGTCATCACTTTTAGGCAGATTTTTATTTACTAGATTGACAACATCAGTTTCTATTTTATCTAATGTTCTAATTAATGTTTCGTAATATTCAGCTTCTGCAATCTCTATGGATCTAATTCTATAATTAGTTAAATTTTCTATTATATTGGCCATTCATTAGAACATTAGATAAAATAGAAACTGATGTTGTTAATCTAGTAAATAAAAATCTTCCTAAAAGTGATGACTTCAAATTATTT